ACGAAATTCCGTTCCAGCCGTTACAGCGGCTTGAAGAACGGTACTCACTGTTCCGTAACAGTCACGGTCAATCACACCTTCAGCGGCATATGCAGTCGCACTGCCATCGGTGTCATTAAACTTGACGTTACCGTTATAGATTCCAACGTCAGTAACCAACGCCGGAGATCCATTTGAATCCAAGTCATCGTTGTACAACTTGATAGACTTGATTTTTGCATTCGACGGAATTTCCGCCATCATTAGAATATCGTCATCGTCGATATCCCCTGTACCAGCAGCAATCGTGTCAGACCACACACGAATCTTGCCGGTAGCACTACCAGGACTCACCATCACTTGAGGGGTTGCCTCAAGATTGGTCAGTTCAGTTGAATAAGCTGTTCCCATGATTAATACTCCTTAAAAAATAAAATTAAGATTCAGTTAGCCTCACTTAGGACTCGTCGCAATCAATTTTTACAACTTTCTCGTCTTCTATACGAGTTGCGCCTAAAGAACATTCCACGAAGCACTGTGTACTATAATTTTTATCGCTTCTCTCAGAGATGCGAATATTAGGAGTACCGTTCATAGCAAGACCAATTCCTGATTTTGCCCATGCAAAACAACTTCTAATGTTGCCCGTTTTTGCAAGGCGTGTTGAAATGATGAATTTAAATCCACACCAAGTATCAAGCTCTGCATTCATAAGCGCTCTCACACTGTTAAAATCCACGCTGGTATTAGTGGTAACACTCAACAATGCTTCCAACTGGTCAGGGCCAACCACTACATACATCGGCTCTTCCCCTGGATCTACATCATTGCTTAGAAGAATCTTCTTAGCTTGCAACAATTTTGCTAATGTTAAATCAGTTCCACCATTTGCTATGGCTTGTCCAGAAGGAAGTGCAACCGTAGACGCAGCATCAGCGGAACTCACACTATAGGCATTCCCCAAAGCTGCGGCGATAATTACATCGTCCTTCTGTCTATTCATTGCCGCCGTCAATTGTTTCATTGTCGGTGACGTTGGATCTTTTGCCATCTTCACACGGTCAGGATTGTCGATTAAATCAACCGCCCTGTAAGTGTTAAATGTAACGCGTCGTCTGGAAAAAGGTACTTCCGTTAACGGAGTATCTTCGTGACGACTGACCGCTTGAACCATACTTACCGTGTCCATGCGGTCAAACATAAACTGCTTCGCATCGTTAACCTGCTCATAGCGTACAGCCCCACCCAACTTGGATTGCTTTTGACTCGCCAAGTGTATGAAGTTGTCACTAAAAGAGGTTTCAAACGCCTTATTAATTTGTGTAGACATTTTACTCTCCTGTTAATAAATCATTGTGCGGAGAGTTGCCCAACCTTGGACTCTCCTGGTTGCGTTAAAACGCCTGATCCTTGCGGATTACCAGGACTAAAAATTTGTAAGAAACAATTATCCTATGCGGGTTGTCCCTCTGGGAATACGGAAGGGAGTTTCTTTTTTCTTCTTCCCTTCCTAATCGGCACAATCTCTGCCACTGGTTCTGCGTACTTGCCTTCTTTAAAGAAATAACAGTTACGCGTTTCCTCGGCTTCCACTGATGCCTTGTATTCCATACAGACTTGCGTCTGCGGTACGAGATGAATGCAATCCACACACTTTATATCTTTGTGCATGGGCATTATTCATCTCCATGAATCGTGTTATTCCATCGATCCAGCATCTTGACCACCTCATTATGGCGGGGATGCGTCTCGCTGAAATACGCTTTGTAATCATCACTTTCTGTATCTCTATAGAAAGAATCTTTAGCTCGTTGTGCAGAATCTGGATCAGTAAACGCATTGATCTTGGGATCACCTAAGTGTTTTGCTTCACCAAAATCCTTTGTGATCTTATCGAGAAACTTAGCGACATGAGGATCATTACCAAATCCCGATGTATCCAGGTATTGCTTTTCCTCACCACTGGCATACTGATCCACTAATCTTTGAATGCCTGCCAGTTTCTCTTCGTACTGTCTGCCCCAGTCCGCCCGAAGTTCTATCTCGGCTTTCTGGATATTGTTTTCCTGTGCGACTTGATGCTGCACAAACATATCTTTGGTTTGTGAACTGTACCAACTATACAAGTCACCCACCTGCTTACTGTTCAAACCCATGCCGTGAGCTTTCTTTAAGAACTCACCTTCCATGTGTTCGTCGTAATTCATCCCGTCAGGGACTTCCTGTTTTTCAAAATCGTAATCGTCGGGAGTGTCAGGTCTTCCCAACTTGGCATGGTATCTCTCAACCTCTTCTGCCGTTGCGTTCTCGCCGGGAATCTTTATTGTGCCGTCGAAATATTTCTCTAAATGGACATATCCCTTCGCAAGTGCGTCAACATCCTTGAACTTCTCAAGAGTTTTGACTCCCTGCAAATCGTCGGGCAAACCATCCCGCCATGTTTCTTCTTTCTGTTCTTCTGCTTGTGACTCAACTCCTGTTGTTTCTACTTCTTCTGTGACTACCTCTTCCGAGGTTGCAGTCGTTTCTTCGCTCATAATTCCTTTCCTTTGGTTTCCCAGTAGTCCAGGTTTTTTTTGATTTGCAGGAACACGGCCCGACATCCTTCATTGTAGGCTGTTGTTTCCGGCTCTCCTGGGACAAAACTGGATGTGTTATTGTATTGGTTTTGCAACCACTCATACACTAACCCTCCATCTCCACTCNTAAATGTATTGTAAAACGCGCTTGCTATCTGCCGTTCAGTTAGTTCCTGTGAACTGCTGGATAAGCGCCGCTTTGTCTTCTTCACTTAGGTTTGCCGCTCCATCTTGCATGACTTTCATTGCAGGCGCTGCTTTACCAGCCGATTCTGCCATAGCGCCCATCTTCTGCATTTGTTCTGCTTCCGCTTGTTTCTGTTGTTCTCGCTCAACATCTTCTTCCATTTGTGCAGCGCCCTTGACAACTGATTTAGGAACACCTAAAACAGGCGCGATAATTCTTCCGGCTGCCATGAGATCAGGTAACTGCAATACTCTTGGATCAATCTGCCCGAATTGCCCGATCAAACTAATCCAGTTCTGTATCGATTCAACTTCCACCATCTTTTGAGATCGTGCCAGTTGTCCGACATACTCGATATCAATAGCATCTAAATCTTGAATTTCTGGGGGAGGCGGAGGCAATGCTCCTGTCCTGTGCATGATACCGACTGTTCTGTTTAGCATTGGCCCTAACACTTCTGATTCAAATCTTGAAATCGTCGGGCCGAGCAGTCGTTCCATTTCTGAACGGAGTACAGAGACTTCTGAAGCTGTCATCTGTTTTGTTCTTGGAATGTTTAATTGATCTGTCAGGTAGATGTCGCGAATAGATTGTTTGAGATCATTCGCTTTCAATGAAGATAAATCCAGGCGTAATTCTGTCGGCAGTGTTCTTACATCGTTGGGATTGCGTGAATAGATAATTGAATTGCTTCCCAGTTTCACCGTACCGATGAATCCATCTTCGGGAGCTAAGATAGGAGGATTGACTGCTTTCTCCAAACCTATCAATTCAAGTTTACGCAACTGGTTGAGTGACTTGATGTCATCGAGCGCAATCGCGGCAGGGCCACGACCTCTTGTTTCGCCAGACGCTTTGTCCCACCTGCCAACCATGTAAGGGAATTCCTTGTATCCCCGTTCATCGACCACGAGTTGTTTGTCAACCAGGATGTCAACCGATGCGTAAGGAAACTTAACCTTGGAACTCAGTTCCTTGGTTGGTGCGACCACCCGCAAAAAATTAAACTTATCGTCTGGAGTTTGTTCTAATGATTTTGCAATCTCGCCTGGAACGGTTGCCCCTGGGAATCTCTGGACAAATTGCCGTGCCGTTAATTCGTACTCACGCATGACCGTATCAACAATGCCAGCATCATCCTCGGCAAATACATAAGAAGCAATGGGCAAGGCTCTGAATGTTAATCCGTTAAAACCTTTTTGCTTCAGTTCTGCCTCTTCTACATATAAACAGATCGTTGCAAATGAATTAAAATCGAGGTAAATTTCGTTGACGACAGGGTAGAAATTACTTTGATCAAGAGCAAAGCGAACTCCATCCTCAACCGTCTTAAACCAGTTCATTACGTTCTGGTTATCATTGAATTGCTTGAACGGAGATGCTTCGGGAATCTTGAAGCCAAACCACTGAATGGCTTTCGGTGTCAAGGTATCCGCCATGACTAACGCTAATGTATTAGCAGCGTGAGGCGCAGTCGAATCATAATGCTTGTGCCGAATGACTCCAGGCACACGGCTTTCCTCTGCGGTTTGCTTGCGTGGACGAATATAGTCCACAACATCCCTGTAAAAACTGTCCCAGAGGTTGCGGTCTTCTTTTAGTGTTTCATTACGCTTGATTAAGCTCTTTGCATTGACTGCCATTTATTCGCCACCTAATGTTGGTTTCTTTACCGTGCCTGATTTTTCTTCGCCTGAACTTTTACCCATTCCGTATATTCGTTTTCTTTTTGGCTTGTCGTTTCCTGTGATTAATGAATCCCCAGGTTTAGATTTCTCCGCCGTTGCACGAAGCCCTTTGCTATATAAGCCTAAATTTTGAGCAGGGCCATCTCTCTCCCAATTCTCGATAGCATTAGCGAACTCGGATTGTTTTTCATACTTCATGTCTGGATCGCCTTCATACTTTGCCCCAATTGCTTCTTGATGTTTAGGGAAACTTGGGCCTGCCATACCAAGCATCATTTGAGGCATTGCGGCTCCCATCAATATCCGCCTAATTTTTGTTTCGCAGTATTACCATCCTCTTCTAATCCAGATGCACCACCTTCATTGGTAATCAACGAAGCTCTGCCACGTTTTTTCTTTGCGGCCTCTTTTGCTCTAGCTGCCGCTTCTTTTTCTTCAGTCTCTTTACTCACATCCGGTAATGGAGCAGGCGGAGGAGGCATCGGCGGAAGAGTTGGCGACCCAAAACATCCTGTAAAAATAAAA